ATGGCGAGAAAAACACACCCATTAACCACAGTGCAGATCAAAGCAGCCAGACCAGCGCAAAAGGAGTACACCCTGCAGGACGGCGGAGGGCTTTTTCTCCTGGTCAAACCGTCTGGATCAAAACTCTGGAGATTTTCCTACTACCGACCATCGGACAAAAAAAGAATATTGCTGAGTTTTGGATCGCTTGAAGATGTTTCCCTGGCTGATGCCAGAAAACGCCGTAGCGAGTACAGGACGTTAATCAGTGCCGGAACTGACCCGCAGGACCACGAGAGGCAAAAAAGAGAGACAGAGGCCCGAAGACAAGGGAACACGTTCGAAAATGTGGCGGCGGCATGGTACCAGGTGAAAATCAGCCAGAATCTGGCCCCCAACACGATTAAAGACATCTGGCGTTCGCTGGATAAATATGTATTCCCGTTCATCGGCAACACGCCAATAGATACCCTCACCGCCCGAAGGTTCGTTGAAGTGCTTACCCCCATCAAGGAGCGCGGCAACCTGGAAACACTCAAGCGGGTTTTACAGCGCGTTAATGAGGTAATGGATTACGCCGCCAACAGTGGGCTGATTGATGCCAATCCGGCTATGAATGTGCGTAAGGCGTTTCCCTCACCTGTAAAAAAACATATGCCAACAATCCGCCCCGAACAGCTGCCGGAGCTTATGCAGGCTTTATCAGTATCGGCAACAGAACGGCAGACCAGATTACTGATTGAATGGCAGTTACTGACCGTAACCCGTCCCGCCGAAGCGTCATCAACGCGGTGGGATGAAATCAACCTGGACGCGAAGCAATGGACGATACCTGCCGGACGCATGAAGATGCGCAGGGATCACGTTATCCCGCTTTCCGGTCAGGCTATGGCGGTGCTGGAGGCCATGAAACCAATCAGCCACCACCGCAATTACGTTTTCCCAAGTCTGAAAGACCCACAGCAGCCGATGAACAGCCAGACAGCTAACGCAGCATTGCGGCGTATGGGATTCGCTGGCGTGCTGGTGTCTCATGGATTACGCGCCATATTCAGCACAGCAGCGAACGAGGAAGGATTCGAGCCGGACGTAATAGAGGCGGCACTTGCCCACGTCGACACCAACGAAGTTAGACGGGCATACAACCGGAGCAACTACATAGAAAAACGCATCGTGCTGATGCGCTGGTGGGGCGAATTTGTCGAGGCTGCGGCGACGGGCGTAACCCTCGCCAGTGGTAAAAGGGGTATCCGAGCCGTGTAGCTGTACAGAAAACCAGTAAAAACTACGAAAACCATGTAAAACCGTCGTATAATTGCATCAAATTTAACGACAAGGCCGTGAAACATGAAACCGTTAAGATGCAAAAAAATATCAGATGCAATTGCGACGGGCTGCAACTGGCCCTGATGGTTCAGCATGAATTTTGGTCAACCTACGATCCGGAGGACAGAACGACGGCCCCATCAAAAAAACAGGTAGTAGATTTTCTGGTATCCCGTGGCGCTTCCAGAAATCTGGCGGTAAGTATTGATAAGGTCGTACGTCCGGCATCTATGAAGATCGGAGGCAGGCCCAAAAAATGGCGGTAACAATCCTGGAAGCGGCAGAAATGCCGCTTTTTTTATAATTCCATTTCAAATCATCAATATAAAAAACGGTGTATACCGTTTAAAAACGGTGGGAACTGTTTTTACCCATATCCGATGATTTACCGTATTTGTCACCGGAATACACCGGATTCACAAGGTAAATCACGATGGAAGCAATCAGAAAAATTATCTTTCGCCAGGAAGTAAAAAAAATTATCCACATCAAGGCAGACAGCACGCTGCAAAGCATGATCAACGCCGGAGAATTTCCGCAGGGTTTTCGCGTTGGTTTACGCCGTCGCGGATGGTATGAGGATGATGTGTTGGCCTGGCAGAAAGAACGCGAACAGGAAGCACGCGGAACGGCTGCTTAACGGGTATCACAGATATGACAAACACGAAAAAAGCGGCCCCGATATGGAGCCGCCTTTCTGAACAATTAACCCGCTGCGCCTTATGTGTATATGATCCCAAACATAAGCACGGGGATGATAGCCGCTATCAGGCTGGTGGGCAATGCAATCAGTCTGGTTCAGTTCGTTGCCATACCTGCAATGAGCGCTTTTCCCTGTACTCTTTAAGGAATTGCTCAAGGGCAAAAGCACATGGCGCGAATCTTTCTGATTCATGCTCTATCTTTCTGCGCCGTCTTTTCCGTGCCGGTGATAATGTTTTGGTCAATTCTTTATCGGTCATTGTGTTGTCCTGCATAGCAATGCGCCGTAATACCTTACACCACGGCGCTGATGGTGATTACTCTGGTTCTTTGGCCTTGCGGCGCTGGCGGCGTTTGATCTCGCCTTCAAGTGCCGAAACGATAAATTGCCCAGTGCTTTCGCCTTCTTCCTTTAAATTTTCTACAGCGTCAGCTATTGCATGGGGGACTCGTGCCTCAAGTTTTTTGGATTTTCCATTAACTGCTTTCGTTGCCATATCTGATTTCCTTGTTATTAGGTGGCTGACAGTATACACACAAGAAAATGGAAAAACACTATTGACGTGGCTGACACCTGTTACTAGTATAGTGGCTGACACCTTTGTTGAGGTAATCGATGAAAAGACAAAGCCCGCAGGTGCTACCAACACCAACGGGCTTCTAACCACCAACGATAGAAAGAGTATCGAGGTAGCTATGTTAAATCATACCACACACCCGAAAGGGCGGGACTCGCACAACCTGAATAAATACATCTGGCGTTTTATCGCCCTGAGCACGGCACAACCGCGCGTGATTACCATTGAGGCCACCAGCGAACAGGAAGCGCGTCAGCAATCTCCTGATGGCTGCGTGATGGTATTCGCTGCCCGTATTCGCCAGGGGGTGAGTCATGCATAAAATACCCTTTGATGTTCTTGTTCATTCTGAAAACGCATTAATCCGCGCAAAGGAAATGGACGCATTACTACTTAAGTTAATTGATGTGCCGGAAAGTGGCGATGAATCTGATTCAATGATGTTTTCTGCCGTGCGTACGCTATTAACGCCTGTTATTAATGAATTAAATACAGTGATGGCAATTCACGAGAATAATAACTCGCCCCATACCGGAGAATAAAAATAATGAAACTTAAATATTCTGGCTTAACTGCCAGTGGCAAAACTCGCACTAAATTCATGCGCGGTGATATTTACCGCGACCAGTACGGCGGCACGGTAATGATTAAGGGCGTGGAGGAACGGCGCGTAACCTACCGTCGTGAAGGCTACGAATATGATTGCGTGATGCCTGTTTATCAGTTCGACCGTGATTTTTCTCTGGTGCAGGCTGTACCGCGTAACGTTCCAACCAGCAGGGAGAAAGCACGCGCCAATATTCAGGAAATAAAAAAGATGCTTAACGTATTCAGGGGTAAAAAATGAAACTGGCACCGAACGTAAAAAAACAGCCACGCGGAATAAAACACAAAGACACAGAGGTGATTATTTTCGCGGGTAGTGATGCGTGGGCACATGCAAAACAGTGGCAGGAGCAGGACGGCCCCGCATCCGGCGATAATGTGCCTCCTGTGTGGCTTGGGCCAAATCAGCTTGCCGAACTTGATGCACTGCAAATTGTTCCTGATGGAAAAAAACGCGTAAGGCTGTACCAGGCCGGAGAACTGGATTTGGTGGAGACCAAAAAGATTGGTCAGAAGCTGGCGGCGGCAGATATTCAGGACGCAAATTTTTACCCCGAAGGAATGCACGCCCAGAAGTGTGAAAACTGGCGGCGCTATCTGAATGCTGAGCGTGAAAATATTGCCGCAGGGCTTACCATGCCGGAGCAGAAAAATACGCAACTGGCACAAATGGCAGACAGTGAGCGCGCGCAGCTGCTTGCCGAGCGCTTTGATGGCGTTTGTGTGCATCCTGAAAGTGAAATCGTTCACGTATGGCGCGGCGGGGTATGGTGTCCGGTCAGCACAATGGAGCTGAGCCGCGAAATGGTGGCGATCTATTCAGAGCACAGGGCCACTTTCAGCAAGCGCGTAATCAATAACGCCGTGGAAGCGTTAAAAGTTATTGCCGAACCAATGGGCGAGCCGTCCGGCGATTTGCTGCCGTTCGCCAATGGTGCGCTTGACCTGAAAACGGGGGAATTTTCCCCGCACACGCCGGAGAACTGGATCACCACGCACAACGGCATTGAGTACACGCCACCAGCACCCGGGGAGAACATCCGCGATAACGCGCCAAACTTTCATAAATGGCTTGAGCACGCAGCCGGAAAAGACCCGAGCAAGATGATGCGTATATGTGCCGCGCTGTACATGATTATGGCGAACCGGTACGACTGGCAGATGTTTATTGAGGCCACCGGAGACGGCGGGAGCGGTAAAAGTACATTCACACACATAGCCAGCCTTCTGGCAGGGAAACAGAACACGGTAAGCGCTGAAATGACATCGCTTGATGATGCTGGTGGACGTGCGCAGGTTGTCGGGAGTCGTCTTATCGTCCTGGCTGACCAGCCGAAATATACAGGCGAAGGAACGGGCATCAAGAAAATCACAGGCGGCGACCCCGTGGAAGTTAACCCGAAATATGAAAAGCGTTTCACGGCGGTAATCAGGGCGGTGGTGCTGGCGACCAACAACAACCCGATGATATTCACCGAACGGGCCGGAGGTGTGGCACGTCGTCGCGTGATTTTCCGTTTCGACAATATCGTCAGTGAGGCCGACAAAGACAGGGAGCTACCGGAAAAGATTGCGGCTGAAATCCCTGTGATTATCCGCCGATTACTGGCGAACTTTTCCGCCCCTGAAAAGGCACGGGCTTTACTCATTGAACAGCGTGACGGTGATGAAGCACTGGCGATAAAGCAGCAAACGGATCCGGTTATTGAGTTTTGCCAGTTCCTGAATTTTCTGGAGGAAGCGCGCGGCCTGATGATGGGGGGCGGTGGCGATTCAGTGAAGTACACGACCAGGAACAGCCTTTACCGCGTCTATCTGGCGTTTATGGCATACGCAGGCAGGAGCAAACCGCTAAACGTAAATGACTTTGGCAAGGCTATGAAGCCAGCCGCGAAAGTTTACGGACATGAATATATTACGCGGAAAGTTAAGGGAGTAACGCAGACTAACGCAATAACAACAGACGATTGCGACGCGTTTTTATAATTTTTTGCAATGGCTGTCTACCCTGTCTACCTGAGTAAAGAAAAATACATTCAATTCAGTATATTAACTTAGGTAGACAGCCTTTTTTCACTGTCTACCTACTATCTACCCTCTCTACCTGATTTTACCTGAATCAGACAGGGAGGTAGATACGGGGTAGATAGTGGATAAAAGCACTCTACCCCGCTGAAAGCCGCGCCATTACTGGCATGAGAGCCAGTAAGGTAGATAAGGTAGACAAGGGGAGGCACAACTCAAAACTTTTTAAACGAGGGGGTAAAAATAAAAATGCGCACATCAGGAAAACTTAATAATCAGAAGAAGCAGCATAACCGCGCCATTGACCTTACAGAGCACTGGCTGAGAGTGGCGATAAAAATCATCGACCGCAACACGGGGGAAGGATACGCGAAAGCACATCCCGACCTGATAAGCGCATTCATGACCACGGCGGCAGCAAACTTTGCCACGCTGACAGAACGGGAGATTGCCGAAGCGGAACAGGTGACAACCATCAACGTTAAAACCGGAGAGCAGACAGCATGACAGCACAGATAGCGGCTTACGGGCGGCTGGTGGCTGACCCGCAGTTAAAGACCACCAGCAAAGGGACACAAATGGCGATGGCGAGTATGGCGGTTCCCCTGCCATGCAGCCAGGCAGATGACGGAACGGCGACGATGTGGTTATCTGTCCTGGCGTTTGGCAGACAGGCCGACGCACTGGCAAAACACCACAAAGGCGAACTCCTGAGCGTGGCGGGTAATATGCAGGTGAGCCAGTGGACAGGCCAGAACGGCGAAACGCGGCAGGGCTGGCAGGTTATCGCAGACAGTGTAATCAGTGCCAGAACGGCGCGACCGGGCAGCAAAAAAGGTCAACAGGGGCAGGCTACTGACGCGCTGAACAGGGCAAAACAACAGGCGGGGAATGATGATCCGTACGGGGATAACATACCGTTTTAAGCGACGAGTGACAGAAGCCGGAGCAATCCGGCTTTTTTACGGGTCCTCCTGGCGGGGTGGGCCTGAACACGGGGCGGGAGGCGCGGAAAAAAGCGCATTTTTGTGATTTTATCGTCATCATCATCATGAGCGTAATTTATTGTTTTTAATTGTTTTGATGCAAAAAAGATGATGGTTATGGTTAATTTTTGTTCGACATCTTTGCAGGCAGATAAAAAAGCCCGATAAGGTCAGAGGTGGCTTATCGGGCTTTTGCATATGAGGCTTTTTGGTGCACTGACACACATGATCGGGATAATCATTTCACAATTTGCAACACAACTCAATATCATTGCACAAAATGCAATCATGATTATAATCAGAGCTGGATGAACATCCAGTTATGATTTTTTAAGTCGAAGAGGAATTTCTTACTATGGCTGAAGAGAAAAAAGGCGGTGTTTCGGTGTACATAAGCCCCGAAATCGTGGAGGTGCTCAAGCAGCGCCACAAAAAAAACTATGAGGCTGGCGTGGCGGCTGGACTGGATCCGCTGATGACGCCGGAGCCGTCGATAGGTTCACTTGTACGCTCTTATTTACTTGCGGCGCTTGGGATGCATAAAAATTATGGGGGTGAATAATGGCAGGCAAAGCAACGGCACTTAACACTCACCAGCTTTTTGCGTACCTGAATCGCGGGGATATTGCGGAATTTAAATTTAGTCCGCTGTTTACCACGCTGTTTTTCCAGAAAGTAGCGACATTCAACACCCAAAACATCATGCTGGATAACCTGGACACCGAAGAAGTCACTATGTCAGCGTTTTGCTCGCCTATGGTTGGTAGCCAGGTACAGCGCGATAAAGGGTACGAAACCAGCACGATTAAACCTGGCTACATGAAGCCAAAGCACGAAATCGATCCAACAAAAACCATCATGCGCATGGCTGGAGAAGATCCGGCACAGCTTAACGACCCAACCTATCGCCGTATGCGCCTGATTACTGGCAACATGCGCCGCCAGGTAAACGCTATTAAAGCGCGTGTTGAATGGCTGGCGGTAAATGCGGTAACGACCGGAAAAAACATCATTGAGGGCGAAGGCATAGAACGCTATGAAATCGACTGGAAGATGCCGGAAAACAACATCATAGAGCAGGCCAAAGGCCGTAAATGGTCCGAGCAGGACAAAGAAACCCACGATCCAATCTATGATATCGAGCTTTATGCGGATCAGGGCAATTGCCCCGCAAACGTCATGATTATGGGCGCTGAGGTATGGCGCACGTTACGCAGCTTTAAAAAATTCCGCGAACTGTACGATCTTTCCCGTGGTTCAGAATCCGCCGCAGAACTGGCCTGTAAAAACCTGGGCGAAGTGGTGAGCTTTAAAGGCTATCTGGGCGATATTGCCCTTATCGTCTATTCCGGCAAATACGCCGACAGCGACGGCACCGAAAAACATTTCCTTGAGCCTGATTTGCTGGTCTTGGGCAACACCAACAATAAAGGGCTGGTTGCTTATGGTGCGATTATGGATCAGGAAGCGGTAAGAACGGGCGCAACGCAAAACATGTACTACCCGAAAAACTGGATTGAGGACGGCGATCCGGCGATTGAGTACGTGCAGACGCACAGCGCACCGCAGCCGGTGCCGGCAGACATTCGCAAATTTGTTACCGTCAAAATTGGTTAACGGGGGATTCTATGAACACTCCATACATTGAGTTATTTGCAGGCAGTCAGCAGGTATCCACGACGCTGGTACATTTTGCCGCTGATGCTGGCGTCATTCAGGAATTTACCCCGCTGATGCTGGCGGACAATGGCGAGTTTAAGCCGTGGGATGGTCAGGCGTCCGGAAAGGCTGTTTATCTGACTTCGTACCCCGTGGACACGTCAAAGCAGAAATCAGCACAGTGCTACAAGACGGGGATCTTTAATATCGCCGCCGTGAACTGGCCCGAGAGCGTCGACACCGATGCGAAAAAATGCGCCGCCTTTGCGGGTTCTGGCGTATCCGTTCAGCCGCTGGCCCGATAAGCAGGGGGAACGATGGCAACGAATGAAAGCATCATGACGCTACCGCTGGCGAGTAAATTTAAAGCCGAAGCGCGGGCAATGGCTGACAGAGGTTTATCAACCTACGAGGCCGTATATCAACTCAACAAACTGGAAGAGCAGGACAAGCCGCGCGCTGATGCGATTATGGCGCTTCATGAGCATAACGACTATCAGCCGCTGTTACGTGCAATGGCAAACGTGCCTTGTATCGATGTTGGTACGGCTAAAAGCATCCTTAGCATGACCATAGAGCAGGAACGCCAGAAGGTTGCGCCGGAGCTTACCGCAGCCTTTGAAAACTTTATGGACATGCACAGCCCGCAAGCCGTTTCAGCTGGCATGGCATACGACGGCAGAAACCCGGGCGATGATGGCGACATCGAGCGCATACTGAAAACCATCTGAGACAAGGCCGGAGAAATCCGGCTTTTTTTACGGGTCCTTTCCGGCATATGGACCCGTTACGGGGCGGCGACCTCGCGGGTTTTCGCTATTTATGACGTTTTTCCGTGAAGGTGACACCACCACCACTTGATTAATATTTAACCATGCAGTTAAGGTAACATTATGATTGATAAAGCTTGTTTTGTAAGTCAGCAGGAAATAGCTGAACATTTCAAGGTTAACAGAACCACTATTCGCGCATGGACCAAACAGGGGATGCCGTATCTTAATGCGGATCGCGGAAAGTCTGGCGGTTATCACATCGGGCATACATTGCTTTGGTCTTCAGGTAAAAGCCGTCTTGAGGCCATCAGATATCACGTAGAAACCAGTGCGCTGGAAAAAATTATGTTTGCCAGGCTGCTTTCATCTGAGCGTGACGAGTACTCCAGTGAAGAAACAGAACATCGATTTGATGAAGGTTTGCAGATTTACGGCTATTCACCGGAAGATGTGAGCAAGGCACGAAATAAAATGGCTGGCTTTCTGGCTGGGTGGCGTCATGCCGTAAGCGTTCGCCGTGCCAGCATGGAGCAATCAGCCGATACAGAACAGTAAAGCCGATAACTTGTTAATCACTCGCAGCAATGCATGTGATTTGTGCACACTTTCGGTTAACTGGTTCGATGTCCGGTTTTAGTGTCTGTTTTTTGCGCATGTCCGGTTCATGGAAAGCATGTTTTTATATTTTTCATATGGTTAACTTGCAGAGAAACCGGACATGGATCCCGAAAAATTTTCATAAATAGTGAAAACGCGCGAGGTCGCCGCCCCGTAACGGGCCATAATTCCAGGAAGGACCCGACGACACCAGACTATCAGAGCGATGGGGGCACAATGACAGAAGCCGAACTACTGGGATTAATCCGCCGCGTTACCGGAATCAGCCAGCAGCATGACGAACAGGCCACACAGCCGGACAGCGTGACCGCTGAAAATTATGTGCGTATTGTTGCTGAGGTGATGCGCCGTGATGGTATCCAGCTTAATGATGTTGATATGCGCGACATACGGATCCGCGTTCTGGAAATGCTGGCCTACAATCGCCGCGTTGAACTGTATCGGGAGAAAGAAAAAATAACGTACCACTGGAAGAAGCCGGAGCGGTTGCGGCGGTAA